GGGCGGTTACGCAGTGAACCACTACCTGACGGACAATGACGCGTGGTACCTCACCACCGACATCCCGAACGGTTTGAAGCACTTCGTCCGCGTCGCTATGTCGACGTCAATGGATGGTGACTTCGATACAGGGAACGTGAGGTATAAAGCAAGAGAGCGTTATAGCTTCGGCGTTTCCGACCCGCTGGCCATGTACGCCTCGCCGGGCGCATAAGCCAACAAAACCAAGTAGTTAAGGCCCGCTTCGGCGGGCCTTTTCTTTTCCAACCAAAGACACCCCAAGAAAACGCTTGACGCAATTGTGACAGCTAGCTACCTATTTCGGTACAGAAGTCACCGTTGGAGCCGAGCATGGAACACTCTGAAAAGTCTGTCATCTACAAGATCATCAACCTTACGAACGCGAAGTTTTACGTCGGCAGCACCATAACGTGGCGTACGCGCGTACGCACGCATCGTCGAAAGCTCGCTGCCGGGACACACCACTGTTTGCCCCTGCAAAACGCATGGAACAAGTACGGGGCGGCTTCATTTGTCTTCCGTATCGTTGCCGAGGTCGACGACCCTGCTGAGCTACACAGCGTTGAGCAAGTGTTCTTGAACGAACACCACGGCACTAATCAGTGCTACAACATGGCTCGGTACACGGACAACTCAAGCCGAGGTGTTGTCAGGAGCGACAGGCACAAAGAGCGCATTTCCGAGGCCCTAAAGCAGCACTACGAAGAAAATATCCACCCAAGACTTGGGCTACCGCATTCAGAGGAGTCCAAAGCACTCATGCGTGCCAACAGGTCGGGTAAGGCCGTCTCCGAGGAGACTAAGGCGAAGCTGCGAGAAGCTAACCTCGGGAAACGAGCAACTGTCGAAACACGTGCAAAGCTCAGCGCTATGCGCAAAGGTAAAGAACGGGGCTCTGAACACGCGGCGAAGTACAATAAAGCTATCGTCGAGGTCACGTCGGGTCAGGTTTTTCAGAGCCTAAAGGAGGTAAAAGCGGTGTTTGGTCTTTCCCCCGGGATGCTCGCAAAAGCCTTAGCGGCAGACCGCCCACTTATCCGCGGCAAGAATGCCGGAAAGCACTTTCGCTATGCCGATCCCAACAGGCTCGACTAACCCCAAAACCTAGTGTACACTGCGCGCAGGGTAACATCAGCCACGCAGACAGGACGCCCGACCTGACGATGCACAGACTGCGCGGCGAATCCTTGTGCAAGGGGTACTACCATGGCTTCCACAACCTTCTCAGGTCCCGTGACCTCGACCAACGGCTTCGTTGGCTCCGTCACCGGGAACGTCTCTGGTGACGTCACCGGAAACGTCGCAGGCGATGTGACCGTCACCAGCTTCGTGAAGCTCACCGCCATCGCGACGTCTGCTCTGCCTGCCGCTGCCGCTGGCAACGCTGGTCAGGTTCGCCTCATCAACGACAACGGCGCTGGCAACAACGAGTTCTGCCTCGTCATCTCGACCGGCTCTGCTTGGGTCACTGCTGTTGGCGCAGCACTCAGCTAATAGGAGCACAGCACCATGGGCGCGACAGATGTACGCAGTGGCCACCTGCACAGCAGTGGCTTCATCTACAAGAACAGGGCTCGCGTTAAGGCGATTGATGTCGTCGGCGGAAACGACGGCGGCATACTTGAAGTCTGGGACACCGACGTCGCGCCCGTGGCTGCCACCTATGGGCGCAGCGGCGATACCGTGACCGTGACCAAGAGTGCGCACGGCCTAAAAACCGGTGACGTCATTGGCATTTCGTATGAAGAGGCCAGCGGCGTAATCGCAACCCCGGGCAACTATGCGATCACTGTCACCGGCACGGACACCTTCACCCTCACAGACATCAACAGTGGGACCATCGCCACGAGCACTGTCTGCCGGTACGTCCGTAGCACCAAGAACGGGAACAACGCAGGGTGGCTTGCCACATACCATACTTCTGCGTCAGATATCTTCTTCAACGGATTTTCTGTTCCCGGGGACGGCATGCTGGCGATGATCGGCGTGTATGTTTACGCCAACAACCTGAAATCCATCAACATCTACTACGGGTGATGATGAAATGGCCAAGTCACCAGCATGGACCCGCAAGGAAGGTAAGAACCCGAAAGGCGGGCTAAATGCCAAGGGCCGAGCCAGCTACAACAAGGCCAACCCCGGGAAACCGGGGTTGAAAGCCCCTCAGCCCGAGGGCGGCGCTCGCAGAGACAGCTTCTGTGCCCGGATGAAGGGTATGAAGAAGAAGCTCACGTCGGCCAAGACGGCCAATGACCCCAACAGCAGGATCAATAAGAGCCTGCGAGCATGGAAGTGCTGACATGCCGCTGAACGCTAAGGGTAAAAAGATTAAGGCCGCGATGGCCAAACAGTATGGCAAGGAGGCCGGTGCTCGCGTCTTCTACGCCGCTGAAAACAAGGGCTCTATCAAGGGCGTGAAAAAGGGGAAGAAGAAATGATGAACCGCGGAAACATGGGCATGCAGATCGCAACTGCTCCCGCCTCGCCGAGACCGGTTAGACCGATGATTGCAGGGCCCAAGCCCAAGCCCAAGCCGGGCGGCGTCCGCGGTATGTCGGACCCTAAGCCCGCCGGTATTTTAGTGTCACAGCCGGGCGGCGTCCGCGGTATGTCGGACCCTAAGCCCGCGCCCATGCGCATGGCCAAAGGCGGCAAAGCCAAGAAGATGGATGGCTGCTGCATGAAGGGCCACACCAAGGGGATGATGAAATAATGCCAAAAGGTGCAAGCAAAGGGGGAGGGTCGTCCTCTAAAGGGTCATCTAGCTCTAGCAAGGACGCAAAGTCCTCTAACGCCGCCTCCGCTGCCAAGAGCGCGCCGAGTAAGAGCGCGCCGAGTAAGAGTGCTCCCGCTAAGAGTGCTCCCGCTCCGGCAGCTAAGGCCGCCCCCGCGCCTGCTAAGAGTGCTCCCGCGCCTGCTAAGAGTGCTCCCGCACCTGCTAAAGCTGTGTCTGTCGCTACCCCCGCAGGTACTAAGTCTGTTGCCGCAGGGTCCACGGCGGCAGCCGTAAAAGCGTCTCCTGCGGCTAAGGCTGTTTCGTCTGCGCCCAAGGCCGCTACGCCCACAGCGGCGACCACAAAGACTGGTGCGGGTAGCACTAGCGCCAGCACGCCTACCAAGACTGTGTCGGTAGCTACCCCTGCAGGCACAAAGAATGTTGCAGCAAACTCGTCGGCAGCCGCCGTCAAGGCTTCTCCCGCTGCAATGGCAGTGGCGTCCGCTCCACGCGCTGCGGCTCCCGCGGCAAACAACCGCGTCACGGTGGCTACTCCTGCGGGTCCACGGTCTGTTGCGGCTGGCTCCACTGCCGCTGGGATCAAGCCCTCCGGTGCGGCTATGGCGCTGTCTTCTGCCCCGCGCGCTGCGACTCCTGCGGCGGTAGCTCCGGTTAGGACTGGGGCTGGTAGCACTAGTGTTTCTGCACCGGTTCGTGGTTCTGCATCTGCGGCCCCTGCGACGTCAATTAGGCCGAAAGCAAACCCGATGCAGCAGCTCCGCGCAGCTGCCGACCGATACATGGCTGACCGCGGTGGGAATAGAGGGGATCGCCCGGCGACCATCCCCGTTCCGCGCAACCAGACACCTACGCCTGCTCCTACCCCCGCTGCTCCGGCAATGACATTTGTTGCAGCTCCTGCAGGTTATCGCCCCGGTATCGACCCTGAGCACCGTTTCTATCAGCCCGCTGCTATGAAAAAAGGCGGCAAGGTTAAACCGAAAGGGAAGAAGTGATGGCCAAGAAAACAACGCCGAAAGTAGAGGCACCGGTGAACACCGTTGCGGTCGAGCAGGCCGCGGGGTTCACACCCTGCGCTCAGTGCAGTTACCCAGCTGACTGTGCCCGCGCAGCCCAGTGCTCGAAAGGCTTCAAGTAACCATGGGTCGCACCAACGAGAAGCTCTGGGAACAGTCCAAGGCGCAAGCCAAGGCTAAGATGGGCGGGAAACATTCCGCCCGGGCCATGCAGCTCGCTGGTAAGATTTACAAGGAAAAGGGCGGCGGCTATTCAGGTGAGAAGACCGCCGCTCAGAAGTCCATGTCGAAGTGGACTAAGGAAGACTGGGGCACCAAGAGCGGTAAGCCGTCTGGTAAGACCGGCGAACGCTATCTCCCGAAGAAGGCACGTGACGCGCTGAGCCCTGCAGAGTATGCTGCAACAACCCGAGCCAAGCGCGAGGGCACCGCCAAGGGCAAACAGTTCGTGGCTCAGCCGAAACGTATCGCGAAGAAGACCGCGAAATTCAGGGACTAAACCATGGCCGTCATCGTACCCGATCTGCCGGAACTTTTCGAAGAGGCCTTTGAGCGGGCCGGTCTCGAAATGCGCTCGGGCTACGACCTCAAGACCGCTCGTCGGTCTCTGAACCTGCTCACGCTTGAGTGGGCCAACCGTGGCTTGAACCTTTTTACTATTGAGGCTGGGACTCTCGCCCTTGTGGCGGGGACCACGACATACACGCTGCCGACGGGCACCATCGACATCATTGAGCATCAGATGCGTACCGGGACTGGCACCGCCCAGACGGACACCGCACTCGAGCGCATCTCTGTCTCTACCTACGCTCAGCAGACCAATAAGCAGACCACTGGGCGTCCGACGCAGGTGTTCGTGCAGCGACTGCCGACGAGCACGACGGTTACGTTCTGGCCCACCCCAGACAACTCGCAGAGCTACACCCTGTTCTACTACCGCCTGAAAGGCATTGACGGGCTGGCCTCGGGCATCGGTGCCGATACCACCAACATCCCTCCGCGCTTTGTTCCCGCCCTCGTCGCGGGTCTGGCCTATTACATCGCTATGAAGAAGCCGCAGGTCATGGACCGAGTGATCCCACTCAAGCAGATTTACGACGAGCAGTTC